CCAACGTGCTGATAGTTTACGTGTTTTTGCTTCAACAGTTTGTTTTAGAACTTGGATAGATAGTTTTCTTCCAGCTTCTGCTTCTAGTGCTGCTGTGCCGTCTGCTTGGCCTGATGCTGCATTACCTGAATAACCTTTTGCAATTGCAAATGGTGATAGTGCTTCGTCGCCTGCTGCTACGCCTGCTGCTGTTTGTCCGTAACGTACTCTTAGAGTGTGGATTTGGCCTACTGGACCAGTCATTGGCTGAACGCCTACTAGTTCGTTAGCGATAACTGTTGGCATTACGCGGCGGATTACTGGTAGGATTACTTTGTTTAATGAAGCAATGTTTCCTGCCATTGTTGAGCCTGATGCTGCTGATTCTTGTAGTTGGCGCTTTGTGTTCTCTAGAACTGATTCCATAACAACTTTTTTGTTGCCTGTTAGACCATCTGTTAGGGCGTCTTTAGTAACACCCCAGTTTTCAAATAGATTCTGTGTCATTGGTAAATCTCCTTATGATTTTATACCGGCTAGTTTTTTAAGGTTGATAATTTCCGCTTCACTGGATACATCCTGTGATGGGGTTTTGTTACCTGTGATCTCAGTCTTCTGAGATTCTTGTAGTGTTTGTGATTTAGCTGTTGTAGTAGTTTCATTAAGCACTGTTGGTAGATACTTATTGAATTGTACTTTTAATTTACTTGTTGCTACGCTTTCAAGTAAGTTAACCATTAATTCACGTTTGTCTTTTGATAGAGGTGACATAAGTTCTGACATTACTGTCTGACGTTCTACGCTTTCGTTGATTTTGCGGATCTTGTTATTCGCTTTTTCAACTTCTGCCTCACCTTTAGCAATTTCTTCTTGTGATTCACTTAATTGTGATTTCACATTAAGTAATTCCTGTGAAAGTTTAGATATGTGCGTTCCCTCTGCTAAGTGTGAACCCATAAACTCTGCTGCAAAAGTTTCGAACAATTTACGTCCGAACATATTTTCTTTTGCTAGTTTAATATCTTCTTTAAGCGTACCAAGCTCTGTTGAAAGTGTTGTTTCAACAATGTTTGCTAGCTTACCTGAAGCTTTGTTTATAAATTCTTCTTTTGCGTTAGCGATGATATCTTTGCCTTCTGCAACAAGTCTTACCTTCTGTTCTACAAGGTCTTTCTTGTCTTTATGGAATTCGTTAAGTTCAGTAGTTAGTTGTTCCATAACAAAATCTTCTAACTGCTCGAAGTTTCCTTCTTGAAGTTTTCTGTCGTCACGTAACTCTGTAATTTCACGCTTTAGCGATTCCATTACAAATTTGTCTAATAGTGCTGCATGTTCTGCAAGTTTACGTTTGTATTCCACTTGTGTTTCTACTGCTGCTTTTTTGTCAGCTGCAAATTCTACAAGTTCACCTTTAATAGTTTCTGATACCATAGCATCTAGTGCGGACACCATTTGCTCTTTGTCAGTCTCGTAACGGTTTGAAAATTCCTCACGTAGATCAGCAGTGATTTCTTCACGTGCTTCACTAAGTTTTGCGTTCCAAGCTTCAGAGAGTGTTGAACGCACTTCTTCTGAAAGGACTTCTGAACTTAGGAGTTGTTCTATTGCATGAGCCATTAATACTTTCTCCTATAGTTTATTAATAAAGTTTAGTATCTCACTCTGGAGATATTTTTCAGCTACTTTATCGTTGTTTACTGCGCTGGCAACGTCCATTAAGATATTCCCTCTATGGCCATTCATAATAGCTTCATAAAGTGGATCTGGACACGCATCAGGAGCACTTGGGTTAGCAACTATGTCAACCGTTTGTATCTCAAATTCTGATACGCTACCATTATCTGTAACGTTACCACTACCTCTTGATGAAACACCAAGTTTTACTCCATTTTCCAACAATGTTTTGCAAATGTTGCCCATTGGAGTAGGTAATAGTTTTAAACGACCATAGCCGTCTTGACCATTCATCCACATTCTTTCGATTGTGTGGCTTACACGGTCTAAGTTTACTTGCAAATCATCTGGATGATCTGCTTCACCAAGTACTGAATACCCACTGTCGATTCTTCCTTGAATAGC